AGAGGGCACGATTTCCACGCGCCCATCGCCTAGTGTCGTCATAGTATATCTTTGACCGCCTACTACTACACGATCATTGATTATTTGTTTGATAAATGCCATTTTAGGTTTTCCTCCCCTGAGTTAAATTCTTTACTGTGTTTGATGTAAGTCTTATCTGTTAAATCTCCACCATAGTTGCTTAATATTACACCTTTAATTTTGCCTTTATAAGCCCCATTGTAGTTGATTTCTAATTCGTCAATTCTCATAAATTCTGATTGTTCTAAGTTTAAAACTTTAAATGGAAACGATACTGCGTCTAGGGTATTAAACAGTGGATCAATTCTTAAGTCAAATTCCACTTGGCGACTATTTGAAATCTCACTCCAAATTTTTGTAAGCGCGCGGCTTGCTTTAAGTTTTGTGTCAATCATAGGATTTTCATAAGTCATACTTGTTCCGCTAGAGCCTACATCTTGTAGAATATTTATTGTTGTCCTTGCCATTTGATGTCGGAATAGGACTAATTCTCCCGATCCTGAACCGCCTACCACGATCTTATAGGATCTGAACCACGTATTGTCTTGCGACGCCACTGTGAGTGATCCTGAGACTTCCACACGTCCACCGCTATAAGGTAAATCGTGGTTAATTTCAATTGTTTCACCCGCTGTGACTTGAATTCTTGCCAATTCTAATTCGTTAGGGTCACTTGCATAAGTGCTAATTGGCACAATAATTTTTTTAACTGGCGCGGCGATATTGAATTCAGGCTTAGTCGTCATAATCTTTTTGCTAGCGGCTAATTGTTGTCCTGTTACCTCACGAATAAAACTAATATTTGCGTCGTCATCTAAGTGAATGTGCGCGTTTACGCTTTGAGCCAATAGTTGTAAGACTTCACGTTTTGTGCGCGTTTCCATTGAAACAGGAACGTTTGCATTTTCAATTGGCAGTTCGTAGTCTGTTGCTTCTACGCCCTGTTCAACTTGGAGTTTAAATTTATAATTAGTAAAAATTTGACCTTGTCTTAGTTGTAAGAGGAGACTATGGAATGCCCCTATGAATTTAGATTGGTTGCTCGCCTTAAAAGTTAAGATACGATTATTGTTATATGGGTTTGAATAAAACGATATGTTATCTATACTGGTAGGACTAACGAAACCACCAGATACATATATAGCCGAAGCCCACGTGTCTATTGCTATACTTAAACCTATAGTCATAGTATAATTTATAACT